GTGCTTTAGTTTCTTAACATCAGGTATATTAAGAGTAGTATTAAACTGAAAGTCAGATTTATACTCACTATGCAAGATTAGCGTACTATCTAAACTAGATACCAAACTAACTAATTTATCATCTTTTACATCAAAGATAACACCAGTATCGTTAATCTTAGAGACAGTATCTAGATATCTTAGATACTCGCTTTTACTTTTTACTTTTAGCGTTCTTACCATCACTTAATTTTAACCTAATATCTTTAAGAATCAAATTTTGATCTTTAATTAGATCTATAAGCTGATCAATTTTAGTAGGTTCCGAAAAATCAAACTCTACCTGATTAGGATCAACCTCTTCAACTACTGGTGGTTGCTCAGTTCTAATAATACGTTGAGCTGCTATTTCTTGAGCTGCTTGCTCTGGTGATACAGGTGCAACTGTTTGAGTAGGTGCTTGTTCTTCTGGTGGAAATTCACCTAAATTAGCTGGTGGCTGAGGTAAGGGTTCATTAATTCTATTTACCGTAGGCATTCTAGCTGTTTCTTCGAATATCCGTTTAGCATGTTCAGCAGAAGGTTTTAAGTTTGTTGAAGGACTCACCATCATACCATCATTTTTATGAGCTTCTCCATATGTTGTACCCATAAACTGCATTACAGCATTTTTTTCTTCAGGTGTCATTTCCATTTTCTATTAGAGATCTTTTAGAAGTTCATCAATATCTTCTTCAACAGTATCGTTAGATACTACAGCAGGCTCAGGCTCAGTAGGAGTCTCTACTACAGGTACAGGAGCTGAAGTTACAGGAGTAGTTTCTTCTTCCTCCGTTCTGCAATAGTAATGCTCGTTAAGCATTTGCTTAAGCTCATCATAAGACTTAAGAGTAAATACTTCACTCAAATCAAAAGCACCTTCATAAATACCTTTTTGCTCATCTTCAGAAAGATCAATCTTTCCAGCAGCAGTAAATCTAGAAGATACGTAAGTAGGATAATCACCTTGCTGCTCTACTTTAATCTTAAAGTTAACACCTTCAGATCCTAGATCAAAGATACGAGGACCAAACTCTTCAGCATCTTCACCTTCGATAGCTTCAGTAATAATTTTATGAAGCTGCTTACCATACCTCAAGATTTTTACATTACCGTTATTATCAGGATTAGTAGGATCGTCAACTACATATACATTAACCAACCACTTTTCAAGACGACGAACAGCACTCATCTTTTCCTTCTCCTCTTCACTACCAGTTCTAAGAACCTTAAAACGTTCTTCAGCAATAGGATCACGCTCACCAAACGTTTGAGGACTTAACGTCTGCACGTATTGACCAGTAGCATAAGAAGTCCATCCATGATTATAGTAATGAAAGAACGTCTTACTAGGATCTTTAGCAAAAGGTAAAAGTCTTACCGTATAAGTATTACCCGACTTAGTCGGCATAATCTCGTTAAACTTAGCTGACCCCTTACTATCAGAAGTAGCTAACGCATCTTTAATTGATTGAAACATTGAAGTATTAAAAGTACTCATACGCTAATTATAACGCCTGGCCGCTAAACTTCAATAGTCTTTGTTCTATTATTTTAAGACCTTTTTTAGCTTTATGCTTTAGCTCTTTTGAACTAAGGAACTTTGCTCTTGTCTGAGCATATAAATCGTAAAATTCCGGAATGATCCAAGTTAATGTTCCAGTACACTCCTTAACTACTGAATCAATTCCAAGAGCATGAACAAGATAAAAATTAACCTTGTGATTTTTTAAATGAGTAAAAATTATAGGAATAGAGTTAGGAGTATCAACATTAGAGTAGTTCTTATATTGCGCAAGAGTTATTTTTTCCTCTTCACAATAATCGTAAATAAATTTTAAACACTCCTTTAAGGTACTAATACACTCCTCACTATCGGGATTTTGTACCTCTTTATCACGGCAGTAGAGAGAATAACATTTAATAGCCTTTCTTGTATTAAAGAAAGATAAATCAAAGTAATTATCAGGTCCGTAAACTTTATAAGGTGCTATAAAGAAATCACTATAGTTAATATGATTATACTTTGATAGAAGTAAGTTTAATTTTTTAAGACTTACTTCATCTTTACTTTCTAGGTTATCAAAATTTTGTCTTAATCTTACTGGCTTATTTTTAGCCTTTCGAGAAGCATATAGGTAGCTGTTGTATATTGACTTCTCTTTTTCTGTAATCATAAATTTATATCTGAATGGGAGTTAAGGTACTTAGTAATATATTTTGACTTTGTAATGGAAGGTTCGAAGTCTATAAATAGTTTAACAACATCGAAGTTAGTTTCAATGGTTAAAAGTTCCTTTAAAATATTTCGTATCTTTTCTTCCTGTAAAACTAGGATGAATATATTTTGTAATGATAGCTTTTTTCCTTTTAACTGGGAGCAAAAAGTACAAAAGCATAAAAGTAGATGTTCAGTTTCATCCTTTATAAGTGTGCTTGACGGAGCGAGATTAATATTTTTATTTAACATGGTGTAAATTGTTTTGTTAAGGATGCAAATTTATCTGTCAACTTACCACCGGCTGATCCAGGATGACCACCACCATCACATAATTTTTTAGCTAATAAACTTACATCAGCATCGCAATCTTTCGATCTTCGAAATGATACTGTTTTAGCTTTTGTATTGACAATAACACTAATATCAGCATTATACTTACTAAGTAAAAAATGGGCTAATTCTCCTACAGCATAATCACCAAATGATGCAATTACGTTATAGTCTTTTATTTTACCTTTAAATATACTATTACTGCTAATTTGCTCTTTAAATTTTCTGAAAAATAACTTTATAGAATTTTTTTGTTCTATAGTATATGAGTTAAAACCGTTATAAAAATTACTAATAAAGTTTTCTGTTTTAGGAGTATTTAAATTGTAATAAACTGCATTTAGTTTTAACGAGTCGTTGTTAGATTTATACCAATCATAACCGTTTATTAAGTCTATAAGATCTAATTGTTCCTTAGTAAGACTTAAATGACTCTTAAATTTATCTTTTATAAGATTAACTACAGAAAAATAACTTTCGTCGATAATAACTTTCGATCTAGTATATAAATGTTTAAACTTGCTATGGTTTTTATGCCCGTCAATAACAACAACATTGTCCCTATCAACAAGTTTTACTTGCTCTTCATTTAGATCTAAATCTACAATAAAGATTCTATCGTAATGATCTAATGTATCTAACGCTCCTCTAAAACGACCAGTAAATGTAGATTCTGTAACATCGTTTATGTTAAACGTTTCTGAATTTTTATATAACCACTTCAACAATAGAGCACCACCTGCTCCATGTAGATCTGTATCTGTCCATACCTGGATATTCACTAGGTATATTTATAAAAAGTTCCTTATTGTGCAAGTCCAACTAACGCATTCAAGGTTTCGTTACCATCATCTTCAAACTCTATATCATCAGCTTCTTCGATAGATAAAGTACTATAATCGATTCTCATAGCTTGAGTAGTACCACGAGGACCATAACGATTTTTCATCATACCCAGTCTAATAATACCTAACTCTCTATCTTCCTCATTCTGATAAATCGATACAATAACATCAGCAGTAGCAGCTAATCCAATAGACTCAGATATAGTAGCCAAGTCAGGATTATCAGTATCAAATCCAGATCTATTCAACTGAGTAGCTGATATAATAGGACATTCAAAGATATAACTCATAGCACGAACTTGCTCAGTAACATGCTTAATACGTTCGTACGAATTATTACCCATAGTTGAATGCATTAAGTTAAGATAATCTAATACTATCGCATCTAACTTAATACCCTTATCTTGAAACTTCTTTACAAAGCCTTTTAATTGACTAGGAGTAATAGTTGACGGAGGAAACTCTTTAATAAAGATCTTACCCTCTTCGCTTTTAACTGCTTGTCTAATAGAAGGAGCATTACCAGCTAACTCCTTCATAGGTATCTTCGTTACATTAGTACATAATCTACGAGCATATAATAACTCAGACATCTCAAGAGTTACCAATAATACATTTTTACCTTGCTGAGCTATATTAGTAGCAATATTACCCAAAAAGATAGACTTACCAATATTAGTTTCACCAGCAAATACGTAAAGCGATTTACCAGATTCTAAGAATCCTCCACCTAAAGTTTCATCTAACCATTCCCAGTTACTAGGTACATGACGTTCAACAGAATTAATATCATCTATAAGTACGTCAATATCACTATACAGATCTAAACCTAAGTCAGTTACTAGATTAATATTACAAGACTTTTCGAACTTATCTAATACAACAGAAGTATCAACTTTTCCACTCGATACGTCTTCAGCTACATTAAGCATAGTATGATAAACTGCTTTCTCTTTAAGAAATTGCTCAGTATTATCATACAACTCATCTTTATCTAAGTTTTTATCTATATCATTAAAAGAAGTAACTAACTCTTTAAACGATTGCTTTTGTTCATCAGTAACAAGATGAGATTTTATCTCTGTAGCAGTAGGTAGCTTGTTACGCTTTTCAGAAAAGTCTTTAATAATAGTAAAGATACTAGCAATAGCCTTACTCTTAAAAAATTCAGGCTGTACGAAATCAGCTACAGAAGCTAGATAAGTCCCATCAGTAAGAGACTTATACATTAAGACGTTTTCGAAATAATCTAAGTCTAATTTACTCACAATGATATGATATAATCAATTATTTCGTTTTCCACTTATTCAAAAACCACTCTTGACCTTTGATAAACTCTTCGTTAAAAGATTCTAAACCGGGAGAGTTATGCGTTACTAAGATATCTCCTACACCCACTTTAAACCCTGCCTTATGACATTGCATAGAATAATCCAAATCATAAAAATGCCATTTAGATGGACATGACTCATCGAATCTAATTTTTTGAAATACCTTTCTTTTAATAGCCATAAAAACACCATCAATTATGACTGCTCTATTAGGATAACTTCCAAATGGAGTCATACGTTTCTTACCTTTATTATCTAAATGAGCTACTGCACCATGTAAATTAGGTGAACCAAATCCTCCTCCCATTAAATGCCATAATGCAGGTGGTTTTAAATTAACTTCTTTAGAACCAGCGCATCCTACAACATCATATTTTTTATATAGTTCCTTTAATTTATCTTCTGTAAAATTTTCTAAGATAACATCATCATGAACTAATACTAAGCTTCCAACGTTTTCTTGAATTGCGAAGTCAATTGCTTTATTGTAAACTTTATGAAGAGAATCTTTATTATTTTGTTTAAAAATAACAGAAGAATTTTCACTTGTCTTCCAAAGTAACGTATCTATATCTTTACCTGCGGTTGCTGAAAATATCATATTAAAAATCATATAAATGAAAAGGGTGAATCGTGCTTAAACGTACATAGTTTATTCCATCTATGAGTCTTCATATTAAGCTTCATAACTACTCCTTCGGGTAACTCTTTTAACCCATCACCTCCGAGAGTAGAGTAATCGCCGTTATTATTATAGTGAAGTATTGAACCAGAGCGCGCTATAAACACTTCATTAGTACTACAACAAACTATACTTAAAGCAAAAGTTCCGGATAAACATTCTAAAGTATCTTTAACTATCTTTTTAGTATTAATAGTTAGCTTGTTCTTTTTATACTCGGCTTGCGTAAAGAACTCTAAAAGATTTACTATAGTATCAGTATCAACACTACAATATAGACTATAAATTTTATTAAGTTTTTTATGATTAGTAAGAACTCCATTATGACTCACCATCCACGTCATAGTCTCAAACGGATGGGAAGAGTCATAGTTCCAAACTCTTACTGCTGAGGTAGGAGCTTGTACATGACCTAAGTAATAAAATGCATCAGGTTGATGAGTATACTTATCGAAATCTATATCACCTTTTTTCTTCTTAATATATTGATCATCCTCAGACAAACTTACTATACTACTCGCAAAATTACCTCTTTGCTTATTAGCTTCATACAAAACTTCAAACATAGAAGTATTAAAAGAACCAAAGATAGCACACATATACTATTTTAATGTAATATAATTATATTTCAATCTTCCCAATCAAACTTAAATCCTTCTTCCCACATATACGAATAATCAACATACTTATTAAAAATACTATCAGGACCTTCATCTCTGATACGTTCGCTAATTCTACGCATACGTAATATCCAAGGAGATGGCTCACTAATACTCTCTCTATGAGCTTTAGGAATACGCCAAAATAAGTCAATAGTTCCAAATCTTTTATCTTTAGCTAAAGCATTATCCGGATACTCTACTCCATCAATGGTATACCATTTCTTTTTCTTCTTTTTAGTTTTTTCTATACCCATCTCCTTTAAGGTCTTTTTACCTAAACCTTTTACTTTAAACAAGTCATCATCGCTCCTATAAGGTCTATTAGCAACTATACGTAAAGTGGTAGTTCTACCAACACCCGGTAGTTTCCGCAATTGTTTATCTGACATTTTGTTAAAATCCTTATAATTCAGCTTCATAGGTATAAATATATTATATGAGTTCCTTTAATACTTACGACAATTATAACTCCTTTAATGATTTAATCAACAGAGCAGAGTTGCTAGAAGAAAAAACTTACAAAGCTATGGTTAAAGGTGCTAACTTAGGACCGGAGCTTAAAAAGTTTAAGACTGAAGATGGTAAAGGGTTAAGCGCTACTTCAAGAATAAAAAATCTTATTCTTATTAGTGCTTTAGTTCAAATGGATCTTTTAGACGACGATGTAGCAAAGACGTTAAGGAAAAAAGCGACATCATCGACATATATTACTAACACATTAAAGGATTTAGCTCCTAAAGTACATGATGAATTATTTGATGGTGATACACCTGGTAGTGAAGCAGTTGTAAAATATGTTCAAGATAATATTGAACAACTATTACCTTTTGCAGTTAAGAATGTTACAAGAGGTGAATATGAAAAAACAGAAGTAGATACAGAGGTACCAGATGATGCTGAAGCTAAAGAGTTAGAAGATGAAGTAAGTGCTGAAGTTCGTTTAGCTAAAGGTTTAATGGATAGTGAAGCGGAAAAAGTCGATCTAGACTTTGATGATGTTGACGTTAATATTGAAGCGCTAGATAATAAAGAAGAAGTTGCTGCTAAGATTGTCGATTTAATTAATACCACAAACAATCTTAAAGCAGAGCAAACAGGTGTTGGGTTTAATATTGAAGGTCCTGTTGGAGTGTTTGGTTCTGAAGAAAAAGTATCAGATCAAATGAATAGACTTATTACTAAATTCTTTCCCGCTGTTAGAGAGGCTGAGATTAGAGTTACTCTTAATACTGATAATGAAGAAGATTATGAAGAGGGTCCGGAGCCTATGGAACCTGAAGGTCCCGCCAATGAGTATGAAGAAGGTATTAATGAAGTAGAAGATGATGAA